ATCAAACCAGCACCATCAAACACTAGCATGATCTGAGCGACACTGAGATCAAAGAACTCTTCATACGGGCGCTTCAAACTACCCGTCCAAACTGTCAACCATTGGTCCCAGGGAGCCCATCTTGGATCTTCTCCAGGCCCTGCAGAGCCTTCTCCATCTGCTCCACCGCTGCGTCGTTTTCCTGAACCAGAATCGAGATCCCGGCGTCGTTGGCGCGCTTGGCGGCGACGAGAGCGGCTTCGCTGGACTCCAGGAGCCGCTGGATCTGAAAAGGGTCGACACCCTGTGCCAGCTGGATGGCGCCCGTGATAGCGATGAAGTAGTACTCCATACGGTTCGTCAGCAGCCGCTCCGCCACCCACGACTCCTTCTCACCGAGACACAACGACAACGCCTTGATGACCGTGACGAACGGCTCACGCTTGCCACGTTCCTCGAACGCCTCCGCCCCGTAGAACACACGCTCCTCCGAAACGGTAGCGCCCGTCGGACGAGTGCGCGACTGCAGCGAAGTCTCACCAGACGTGGGATCAGTGACAAGCTCCTGCTTCGTGACAAGCTCAGGCACAGACTCACGAACCGTGTACCCCGAGAACTCAGACTCAATGCCCATCATCGTGGCAGCCGTCATACGGACAGCCCGGAACTCGACTCGAATCTCCCCGTCAGCATCAAAGCTGGGAGAGCCAGACTCGTCAAGAATCTGAAGAGGCACAGGAACTCCCTCGTTCTGGAGAACCTTAGCGGTGAAGTCGATATCAAGATTGCTGGACATAACACATCCCTGCTCGAAGAACTGTAAGACAGTACCACGAACGCGAGGAGAGAGGCGGCCATCGCCGCCCCTCTCCTCTCAATTCGAGGTCTCAGTTGTCTGGACCAAGCCCTACCTACAGGGTGGTGCTGTTCTCGTGGAGCGTGATCTTGCCGATCGGAGTCGACGCATGCTGCGGCGAGAAAGCGGTCAGGTCGAACGTCGGCTGACCGAACGAGTCGCTGGTCTGGCTCAGAAGCGAACCGCCAGAGACACGGCACACGTAGAGATCAACGTGAACGTCGCCCACGTCGTCGCTGGTGTCCAGGATCTGGAACGAAGCGGCGAACTTGGGAAGCTCGTCGGTGTCCAGGTTCATCTCCTGGTCGTTGCCGGAAGCGGTCAGGGTCTGACCCATGATGACCTCAAGCACGTCAAGGCTGAGCTTTCCGTAGGTCGCCGACACGTTGAAGCGGTCTGCACGGCTCTTGAAGCCAATGATCTGACCGCCGTCGCCCTTGATCTCGTTCGAAACGATGTTCGGATCGAGGCTCACAGACGAGATGCCGGGGACGTCGACAGCCGTACCGAGCACGGGCGAGGCGCCCGAAGCGTCAGTCACGGTGTAGACCTTGAAGTCCTCAACGTCAAATACGAGAGTTTCGGTGTTTGCAGGCACTTGGGAGACCTCCTGATGGTGCCGTTGGTTTCAATCTTACACGTTATTGGCCACTGGAACGGAGAATGTCCAGGCATGCTGAGCATAGCCGCCTTCTCGTTCCTCCAATCGGAAGCCAAACTCAAAGATTACATGCCCGTAGCCCGCCTCGGTGATCTTTAAACCATCCAAAGCAGCCAACAAAGCATCAGCAACCAAATCGTCCTCGGCCCCAACTTCCTGCCAAAGAGAAACCTGAAACTGTCGACGAGTAGCCATCGTCGCAGAGTCACCCGCCAAGATCGGCGACCGCCCAAACTCCCTGGTCAAACGCACATACGGCGCCACAGCATCCGTCGGAACCATCGACTCCCCACCAGAAGCCGGAGTCGAATAGACCTCCGTGATCCCAGAAACGCCACGAATGGCCGTCACAACCTCACTCACGAAAGACATCAGAAACTCCTCATCCCGGCGGCACGCGCACGCTGCGCAACCGTGACACCACCAACAATCTTCGCCCCAAGACTATCTCGCGCCGACCTCATAGCGGGGCGCACATGCGGACGAGGGGCCATGTTCCTCGTTCCGAACTCCAGGTACTCCCAGTACTCGGCGTCCTCGTTCGTGAGATTCAAGTGCGACTCATTGCGGCTGCCCTTAACTACCTCCCAATCGTAACCCCGCTGAAGAGTGCCGGTCCTACGATGAGGAGCAGACCCAGGATCAGACGCCGGAGGATAAGGAGTGTCCACCATCTCCACAATCCGAGCCACCGTCTGCTCGCCCACCTCATCCAAGGCCTTCATCACGCCGCCGGGGATAACCTCCGCAAGCGCACGAATGTTGTTATACGCCCTCGACAGCGCAGCCATATTCGCACGCTGCACAGACTCCGGAGTGTGTTGACCAGCCATCGCTTTACTCCGAAGCCAAACTGTGACAAAGCACCCGAACATGCAAAGGGTTCGGCCGGACACCTCGAACCTTGTAGCGGCCATCCAACAAGCCGTTCGGAGTAGTGCAAGAAACCTCAAGCTCGTCGTCCATCAAGATCACCTCAGTCTTATCGACCAACACGATGATCCGATCACGCTCAAAGTCCTGATTCGCAGTCTGAACCTCCTCAGAGGTCTGCAACTTCGAAACATTCCCCTCGATAGTGCGCGACGTAAACACTGGAGACCAACGCCCCTCAGCATCAACCGCCGTCGCCCCATCAGACTGGGAATGCACCACAATCGTGGCCGTGCGACCCATCATCGGAAGTACCCGTAATGTTCTTGATTCGCCACAGGCGTCCGAGAAATCATCCGCCGCTTCCAACGATCAGCCACTCGCAACTCACGGTCCGACCACTCGTCAGACTGCCACATCACACGGTAGCCCTCAACTGAAACATCCCGACCACCGAACACGTCATCGCGGGCACGCTGCATCAACCGAGCAACACGATTCAAGATCGGCTGCTTCAGCTGACTCAACGCAGGCTCACCCATACCGGCCGTATAGACGATGACCGCTTGCGGAGGATTGCCGGTCAACGGCTCAGGGAAGTTCACCGTGATTAGCTCCACGCCGCTGCGCTCGATCGACCACTGGTCTGCGTCCAAGGACACACCGTCGACGGTCACAGAGTCAATCGACACGACCGGGGTGCGAGTCAAAGGGACGTAGGACCGGGGTGCGCCCCGAGTGTAGAGCCACCGTGTGTCCGTGAACGACGCCTCCTCGATCGTGCGACCGAGGTACGCCTCCATTTCGTCGGTGATAAGAGTGAGCAGGGACTGCGCAGCGACTGCGTCAGGGCCTGTGAGCACCTTGCCGGTGTAGTTCTCAATGTCTTGAAGGGTGACAACAGCCATGCCTATATCCTACGTCAATCCGGGGATGTTTACGGTCTCAATGTCGTTAGACACCATCGAGATCATGTCCAGCGGCGTATAGTTCTGCGTCGAAGGGAACGCCTGGTTGCGGATCTTGGCGTAGGCATCACTCGTGCCGTCGCCCATCAGCCACACCTGCGTAGCCCACGACGAGCCCAGGTCGTCCAGCGCCCAACTTCCGCCGGTCGCAGACGCCCCAGACTGGCGGTACGCATTGCCCACCTTGTAGTCCGTCATCCACTGCTCAGGGTCCCGCACCATCATGCTGATCTCAGCGTCGGTTGGCATCGAAGCGCTACGACCCAGAGTCGTCACAACCATGCTCGCAACCTTGCCATGGAAGGAGCGGTTGGAGCCCCGTCCACCGATGGTGAAGTCGCCAGCGATCGTACGATCCATGCGACCGCCGGTGGTGCCCCAATTCTGCTGGATGCTCTTGTTGCTTCCCAGTGTGCCAGCGGACAGATCCACGTAGCGGATCTCAAAGGCATCAGCGAGGTTCGCCGCCGTAGCGTTCGCACCGCTGAAGCGCTCTCCTGTGTGGGCGATGTAGAGCCCGTACCAGGTGCCCGCCGACGATGACAGAGTGCCCAAGTAGCACTCGTTCACAGCGCTGGAGCGTCCCCACCCGAAGAATAGCTGCCTGTTCGACGCCACTCTCAGATAGATGTTGTCATCAGTGCTGCCCGAACCCTCGCCGCTGTTCCAAATGTGCTGGTTCGACGAGTTGTTGTCCGAAGAGAACACGACCGCAGTAGCCCACGGTCGGGCGTTCGAATCGCCAGATGTCGTCCGCCCCGTAGCCGTACCACCAGTCGCCGTGGCACCAACGTCATTCATCCGCAGCGCACCGACGTTCCCGCTAGAGGTGACCAGCTTCACCCGCTCATTAGAACCGGAGAAG